AACGGGATGTTGAATGATCCCAAAAACGGGATCCAGAACCAGTCATATAACCAGTCATTTAACCAAGAGAGGGAGAGCAGGACAAAAAGCGGGGATTCTGTGCCTCATGACCCCGGCGCAAACAACGCCGTGATGAATAACTTTGTTCCTCCTGGTGGGCCAGGGCAATTAGGCAAATTTGTCATGCATGAACAATGGCAGCCATCAGATGACTTTCTTCGGAAAAGCTCATTGCAGGGGATCTACCTGGACAGTCTGCCAACGGCACAGGAACTTGCAGAGTTCAGAATTTACTGGATGGCTGAGGGTAAGGCATACCATCAGGCACAGTGGGAGCAGAAGCTGGCAAGGCGGCTGCAGATTAGCAGACAGAAGCAATCAACATTACCTGATAACAACGTTCCGCACTGGAACAGCCCTGAAGCATGGGAGGATTTCTTGTGAACAACGTTTTTACCGCGATACAAAACCGTGACGGAGAAGCCCTTTCTCGCATGTCAGGTTATGAGCATCAATACGTCAACAATGACAATGTGGTGAACATGTCAGCAGAGAGGCTTGTTGATGCCCTTTTTAAACAGCTGAAACAACTGTTTCCGGCGGCAGTGGTAACCAACCTGAAGACGCCAGAGCAGGAAGTTGCTGCAAAACAGCAGTGGATTGCTGCGTTTGCCGAAGGGGGGATCCGAACCCGTGAACAGGTTTCTGCTGGTATGCGCCACGCCCGCGCCAGTGAATCTCCGTTCTGGCCGTCGCCAGGGCAATTCATCAAGTGGTGCAAAGACAGCAAGATGGTTCTTGGCGTCACCATTGACGATGTGATGGCGGAGTTTCACCGGTACAGCAAGGAAAAAAGTTTATATCCTGGCGGTCCCGAAAGATTCCCGTGGCGACATCCGGTTATGTACTGGGTCGTATGTGATACCCGCCGTGCAATGTATCAGCGCCAGCTTAGCGAGATTGAGGTTGAGAAACACGCGCGCAGGCTGCTCGATGATTGGGCGAAAAAGGTGGCTTCCGGACAGCAGATACCCGATCCGGTGATCAGCATACAGGCAAAGCCAGAACCCATGAGTACACCTCCGGACACAGGGAGAGACGTTTACCACCCGCCAGGGCGAAGTTTCGGGTGCATGCCTAACGCCGCCACCCTTGGGGGAATAACACCGGCGCAGTGGCTGATGGAGGAATACAGGCGGGGAAAGGCGGCAGGATTTATCAAGTAATACCAGCGCGATAGCGCATTTTTTTACGCCTCGATAGTTACCTATTGGGTAACAAAATATTCTAAATTCTATTGATTTAGTGTCTTATGTGGTTTTTAATTACCTCAGAGGTAAATCATGAGAAAACAGATACAGGCTCTTGGTCGACTCAAAACAGGCCAGATGAACAAAACAGAATCTGCGTATTGCCAGCACCTTGAGCAGCGTAAACGTGCAGGGGAAATCGCCTGGTATCGATTCGAGGGTATCAAGCTGCGGTTAGCTGACAACACGTTCTATACGCCCGATTTCGCTGTGATGCTCGTCACCGGCGAGATGGAACTGCACGAAGTGAAAGGTTTCTGGACCGACGACGCCAGGGTGAAAACCAAAGTCGCCGCAGATCAGTATCCGTTCCGAATCATCGGGGTAACGGTTAAACCAAAGAAAGCAGGTGGTGGCTGGAACATCGAAGAGTTCTGAATCGACGATCTTTTTAGTTATCAATGTAATCAATAAGTTATGTGGATAAGCGAGGGTAAAGATGGAAAGTAATATCAAAGGGTTAGTTGCCGCCGGGCATGAGATGGCTTCGGAACTGAAAGCAGAATGTGGTGCCGTTGATATGCGCAGTGTGGCAAAGCTGATCAGCGATTTGGCAACGCAACTGGAAGTGCAACTGGCGCGTGCTAATGCGCTGGCGGCGGAGAATGCGGGGCTGAAGTCTGGCGCTATGGACGAAATCAAGGTTATCAACCGTGGCGCACGTGGTTATGAGGTCCGACTAAGTAGTCAGGCGATTGCGCAACACGTTCTGAAAAACAACGCTGAATTTATTGCTGCCTTTAATCCAAAGGTTGCTTTGGCACTACTGGATGAACGGGAAAGGAACCAGCAATACATCAAATCCCGCGACCAGGAGAACGAGGAAATTGCGCTAACGGTAGGGAAGCTGCGCGTTGAGCTTGAAGCAGCAAAATCAAGACTCAACGAGCAGCGTGAATATTACGAGGGAGTAATCGCGGATGGAAGTAAGCGCATAGCAGAACTGGAGGAGCGGGAAATACTGCTCCCGGAACGTAGCAGCATGCTTCATCGAACAGATTTTCACGATGATTACCAAACGGTAATGGCATACAAAGTTTCTGATGTCATCGCTGCAATCCGCGCCGCTGGCATTCGCATCAAAGGAGAGTGAGATGGACGGACAAATATCAATCGTTCGACCAGGAGCATGTGACGATCGCGAAATACGAATAATTATTCGTCTGGCAATGGGGAAAGCAATAACTGCTCTCATTACCCCAGAAAATCTCGCATTAGCATTAACAGGAAAGTCAGACCTGCCAGTAGAGCTAAAGCTGCGAAATGTTGAGATTAAGGTGAAATAGCTATGACCACTATTACCAAAGAACGTATCGAATTATTCATTAAAAATCCGCTTGAAAACGGGCTTACTCGTGGCGAACAAATGGAACTGGCACGAATTGCACTGGCATCACTGGGAGCAGAACCTGTAAGCCAAACTTACAACTTGCCAGAATTAATCGAAGGCATGGAGGTTTCCATTGATGTAAGCACTTGTGATGCGGATTTAGGTAATCGCTATTTCGGTACCGTCACCGAGGCGTTAGAACTTGATACTGCCAAGAATGGTTACATCCTCCTGGTTCAGGACGCAGAGCCAAACTTCGATATAAATGGCAACTCTCCGGTAACTCCGGATAGTTGGATCTCCCGCTTCGAAGAAATGCCGGATCCGTCTAGCGAAAAGCGCGTGTGCGCGTTCACACCTACCAACCATGAAGATATGCGCTACCGCTTCGTGCCCGCCTCGCTCTTTAAGACAGTTTGCAGAGACGCGACCCACTGGTTTTATATGCTTCCGCCAGTAGGACGGGAGGAGGTTGCAGGTGGCTGATCTACAGTTGGCCGTTAATGGCGAATACTTTGACGCGATGAAGCGCGGAGAGAAAACCGAGGAGTATCGCCTGTGTAATGACTACTGGAATAAGCGAATTATGTTCAGGGAGTATGACCTCCTGATTATCACAAAGGGATATCCGAAGCGCGACGACTTCAGTCGAAGAATTGACGTCCCGTATGAAGGGTATGAAATCAAGACAATCACACATCCGCACTTCGGTGATAAACCGGTAAAGGTGTTCGCGATAAAGGTGAATATTGATGGCTAAATCAGCAGCAGAGCGCAAAGCCGCTCAGAGAGCCAGACAAGCTGCATCTGGTGTGCGTAAGCTGGAGATTGTGCTTGATGCTCAGGAAATTGAAATGCTGGAGCGTAACTGTGCCACGCGTCGCCCCGGGCGTGCACCTTACGAATTTGGTGAGTATATAGCGTTACTGATCCGCCAGGATGATGCACGCGTGCGCGGGCGTATAAAATCGATCAGCAGAAAACGTTGCGGTAAGTGCGGCGAGAGAGTTCCAGTTAATTCATGCCCGTGCAATGGTGACTCGCAATGCTGGGTGACTAAAGGCTGGCATGAAACGAAATTAATAGTGTGACATGTCACGAGTAGATTATGCATGATGAATTTGATGGGTTTTGAATACTGCCGCCAACTATGGCGGCTTTATTTTGCATGGTACTATTACCACAACGGTAACTATTACCACGGTGGTTATGATGCCTGCTGAACCTAAAACCTATAAACGCAAATCAACGCAATTTAAGCCACTAACAGCAATGCAGGAGGCTTATTGCCAGTCATACATCAAAACGCCTGAAAACCAGACTCAGGCAGCGATTAACGCAGGATTCTCCCCAAATACAGCGGCAGTTAAAGCCAGTGTCATGATGCGCGATGAACGCATTCAAAAACGGATTGCCGAGTTGATGGAGGAGCGCAACAAACGAATGCGCGTCAGTGCTGATTACGTTCTCATGCGCCTGGTGGAGATCGACCAGATGGACGTGATCGACATCCTCAACGACGATGGGAGCCTTAAACCAATCCGTGAGTGGCCGAAAATCTGGCGCACTACGCTTAGTGGCTTTGATCTGTCATCGACCATCATGAACATGAACGAGGATTCGATAGAGACAATCCTCAAAAAAATTAAATGGCCTGACAAGGTGAAGAACCTTGAGCTGATTGGTAAGCATGTTGATGTCAACGCGTTCAAAGAACGTCTGGATGTTAATGTGAATGTGACAATTGCTGATCGCATAGCAGCAGCCAGGAAGCGACTCAAAGAACGTCAGGATGGTAATCAGTGACAGATACAGCGTTATCTCCTGAAGAGCAGTTGATCGATGATATTGCAGGGTTCACTCACGATCCGCTTGGCTATGCCCTCTATGCGTTCCCGTGGGGGGAAGAGGGGACTGAACTGGCACATGCTACCGGCCCACGTCAGTGGCAGGCTGATGCGTTCCGAGAGATACGTGATCACCTGCAGAATCCAGAGACGCGCTATCAGCCGCTTATGCTGGCACGCGCTTCTGGTCACGGTATTGGTAAATCCGCATTCATCTCAATGCTGATCAACTGGGGCATGTCCACTTGCGAGGATTGTAAGGTCGTGGTGACCGCCAACACCGACAACCAGCTACGAACGAAGACCTGGCCGGAAATTATCAAGTGGTCGAACCTTGCTATCACGAAAGACTGGTTTACCTGTACCGCTACCGCGATGTACAGCAATGATCCTGGGCACGACAAGCGGTGGCGAGCTGACGCAATCCCCTGGTCTGAGCACAACACTGAGGCATTCGCCGGACTACACAACGAGCGCAAACGCATCATCGTGGTATTCGATGAAGCGTCGAACATTGCGGATCTGGTGTGGGAAGTTGCTGAGGGTGCGCTTACGGACGAAGACACTGAGATTATCTGGGTGGCGTTCGGAAACCCTACACGTAACACCGGGCGTTTCCGCGAATGTTTCCGCAAATATAAACACCGCTGGAAAACTGCGCAGATTGACAGCCGGACGGTGGAAGGCACTAACAAACAGCAGTTGCAGAAATGGGTTGATGACTACGGGGAAGACAGCGACTTCGTTAAAATCCGTGTGCGCGGCATATTCCCTGATGCATCTGAATTGCAGTTTATCCCTACCGGTCTTACTGATGAGGCAATGAAACGGGTGGTAACCGCTGCGCAGGTGGCGCATGCTCCGGTGATAATCGGTGTTGACCCGGCATATTCAGGCGTTGATGACGCGGTGATATACCTACGGCAGGGGCTACACAGTAAGGTGCTGTGGACTGGCAACAAGACTACCGACGATCTGATTATGGCGAAGCGTATCGCTGACTTTGAAGACCAGTACCAGGCTGACGCAGTGTTCATCGACTTCGGTTACGGAACTGGTCTGAAGTCAATCGGTGATGGCTGGGGTCGTACATGGCAACTTGTTCCGTTCGGTGGCGCGTCTACTGACCCGCAGATGCTTAACAAGCGTGGGGAGATGTTCAATTCATGCAAGACATGGCTGAGGCTGGGCGGCATGCTGGATGACCAGGAAACAGCGGACGACCTGTCTGCGGCAGAGTACAAAGTTCGAGTGGACGGTAAAATCGTTATCGAACCGAAGGAAGATATCAAGGAGCGGCTTGGGCGTTCTCCTGGTAAAGGCGATGCGCTACTGCTGACGTTTGCTTTCCCTGTGTCGAAGCGTCTGCGAATTCCTGGGCAGCAGAACCAGCAAGGCAAGGCCATCACAGATTATGACCCGTATGCTTAATCCGCTGGTGGGGATAATGTCGTTGATATCCTCTGATGAGGATAAAACAAAGCCAGCTCATCGGCTGGCTGTTTGTGACATGTCACGGTGTTATTGCTCGCTTAGCTTCTGCTTCAGCAAGTAACCTTCGAGCATCCAGATTTTGTTTACAGCATTCTGCCGGGCAATCTTCCGACCAATTTCTGCGTCAAAGTTTTCAGGGCTTGCACAGGCACTCTCTCCGGTGACGGTGAAGCCATTTTGTAGAGTCAATACACAAAATGTCAGCAGAGCCAAACTGTCGTGATAGTCATCGCCAGTTGCAATAGCCCCATCAGCAGCAGTGAAGTACGTTTCCGCAAGAATAATGCTTTCGATATGGCCTGGCGTAACGCGCGGTGCCGTTTTGCCTTTCTCAACGATTTCTTTTTCGATTTGCTGGTTGTTCATAATCTCACCTTAAAAAAATGCCCGGCGAACCGGGCTAACTGGAAGCAATGAGTTATGCCTTCCGTGGCTGTACTGGTTTACAGCATGAAGTCATCGCAATGGCGTCCTGCTGTAAAAAGGGCGGTGATAGTCCTTCAAAGGAAACCATCACCGCCAAGCACCTGGAACTTCTGGCATCACGGTCCTTAGGCGTGATTCTGGCGTGGCATGCAGGATTCGAACCTGCGACCAACCGCTTAGAAGGCGGTTGCTCTGTCCAACTGAGCTAATGCCACAACGCTGAGAGCACTTAGCCTGTTAAGGCGCCACACTTTGTCGCGGCTCCATAAATGCTCTCATCGTTGTACCCTCGTCTCTTCCGAGGCGTCACACCGAATCGCCGGGATGGTGAATCCCCGTGCGCGGAATAAAACCGCTCGACTTGCACATTCCGGCTACCTGGTTCGTTTGCTCGAGCAAGGGAGGGTGCCCCTTAAACGTATCCAGACCGCTATCGACGCATGTGCCATACACCGTACTGCTCAAAATAAAAGCTCACCCCATCTGTTCAATTTAACGACAAGCCAGTCAGGTTAATAACCGGAATGAACTCTTTACTTACCTGAAAGGTAATAATTTATGCGTTAAATGTCAACCACCTACGATAAATAAATCATATGTGGTTAAATTGGTAATAATTTAATTGCGTACGGAGTCATTGATATGTGCATGGGTAGCTCACCATCAGTGCCTGCAACACCAGAAGTTCAGGCAGCACCACAGGAGCAGGATGCCGCCGTTGTTGATGCCCGCGACGAAGAAACACGTCGCCGTCGCGCTGCTGCTGGTCGTAGTTCTACGCTGCTTACCGGTTCTCAGGGCGACACATCAACCGCTAATACCAGCGGTAAAACGCTGCTTGGTCAGTAACCGGAGTCATTGAAATGGCGGAAACAACTAAAGAGCGATTGAACAAACAGTTCGCACAACTTGAAAGCGAGCGTCAGTCGTTCGAGCCGCACTGGCGCGAGTTGAGTGATTACATCAACCCGCGTGGTTCCCGCTTTCTGACTTCTGAGGTCAACCGTAACGATCGACGCAATACACGCATTATTGATTCGACCGGGACTATGGCGGCGCGCACTCTCGCCAGCGGCATGATGTCAGGCATCACAAGCCCCGCGCGTCCGTGGTTTCGCCTGGCTACGCCAGATCCTGAAATGATGGATTATGGCCCTGTTAAGTTGTGGCTTGAGGCGGTGCAGAACCGCATGAACGATATGTTCAATAAGTCGAATCTCTATCAGTCGCTGCCGCAGTTATACGGAAGCCTCGGCACATACAGCACCGGTGCAATGGCGGTACTGGAGGATGATGAGGACATCATTCGCACAATGCCATTCCCGATAGGCAGTTACTACCTGGCTAACTCACCTCGTGGCAGTGTGGACACCTGTTTTCGCAAGTTCTCTATGACTGTTCGTCAGCTTGTTCAGGAGTTCGGGCTAAATAACGTCAGCGAATCCGTAAAAAGCATGTGGGAAAGCGGAACCTACGAGAAGTGGATTGAAGTGATGCATTCGGTTTACCCGAACATTGACCGCGATACATCGAAGCTGGATAGCAAGAACAAGCCATTCAAATCGGTTTATTACGAGGTTGGTGGCGATAACGACAAGTTGTTGCGTGAGTCCGGATTCGATGAGTTTCCAATTATGGCTCCGCGCTGGGAAGTTAACGGCGAAGATGTTTATGGATCATCATGCCCGGGTATGCTGGCGCTTGGACCTGTTAAGGCATTGCAGCTTCTCCAGAAGCGCAAGTCGCAGTTGATTGATAAAGCCACCAATCCGCCGATGGTTGCTCCGACTTCCCTCAAGAATCAGCGTGCCTCCCTTCTTCCTGGCGACATCACGTATATCGATCAGATTACTGGTCAGGATGGTTTCAGGCCTGCTTATCTGGTTAACCCCAGTACAGCAGATTTGGTGGCAGACATTCAGGACACTCGTCAAATCATTAACAGCGCCTACTTTGTCGATCTGTTCATGATGTTGCAGAACATCAATACCCGCTCGATGCCTGTTGAAGCGGTGATCGAAATGAAAGAAGAAAAACTTCTGATGTTGGGGCCGGTTCTGGAGCGTCTGAACGACGAATGTCTTAATCCTCTCATTGACCGCGCTTTCTCGATGATGGTGCGTAAAAACATGCTGCCGCCACCGCCTGACGCGATGGAAGGTATGCCCCTGAAGGTCGAATACATTTCCGTCATGGCTCAGGCGCAGAAGTCTATCGGCCTGTCCAGTCTGGCGTCTACGGTCAACTTCATTGGTCAACTTGCGCAAGCGAAACCAGAAGCTCTCGACAAACTCAACGTTGATCAGGCGATCGATGCATTCGCTGATATGTCCGGAGTGTCTCCAACCGTCATTGTTCCGCAGGAACAGGTTGAGCAGGCTCGCCAGCAACGGGCACAGCAGCAACAGCAGCAACAAATGATGGCGATGGGAATGGCGGCGGCACAGGGCGCCAAGACGCTAAGCGAAGCTAAAACTTCGGATCCGAGTGTTTTGTCAGCTATGGCGAATGCAGTTAGTGGTCAGGGTGGGCAATCACAATGACAGATTACGAAGATGATCAACTGAAAGAAGAAAGCGCCCGTAAGCAACGTGACATGGCACAGCGTGAAATTGATGACATTCGCTTTGTCATGAGCAGTGAACAGGGGCGTCGCGTTGTCTGGTCGGTGCTGGAGAAAGGCCGTGTGTTTTCCGCTATCTCACCGATGGACGCTATGGCAATGGCATTTAATGAGGGGCAACGCAATCTGGCGCTGGAACTGTTTCAGCGCGTTATGGCGCATTGCCCTGAACAGTATTTGAAGATGGCCAAAGAGGCCAGTGAACAGGAGTGATCATGAATTTATTTGAGCGTTTGCTGTATCGCCGTCTTTGCAATGAGCAACCAGTCGATGGTGGAGCAGCTCCGGCTGCGTCAGAACCGTCAGCGCCTGCAGGTGATAACCCTGCTCCAGTTGGTGATCCATCACAATCGGAAGGTGATAAGCCACAACCTGTTGCTGATGGCGATAAACCTGCTGATGACAAAAAGCCTGAAAACGATAAGCAGGATGAAAAAAAGGACGGCGATAAACCAGAGGGTGCGCCTGAGAAGTACGAGTTTCAGGCTGCCGAAGGCGTAGAGCTGGATACAGAAGCGTTGAAGGAATTCGAGCCGGTGGCGCGAGAACTTAACCTGACCAACGAGCAAGCGCAAAAGCTGGTTGATGCTTATCCGAAGATTCTGGCAGGTGTGCAGCAGCGCCAGGCAGAAGCCTGGCAGAAAACAACCGAGCAGTGGGCTGCTGATGTAAAAGCTGACAAAGAAATCGGTGGCGACAAGTTGATTTCTAACCTTAGCGCCGCACAGCGTGCGCTTGACCAGTTCGGGACACCTGAACTCAAAGAATATCTGAACACCACCGGGCTGGGTAATCACCCTGATCTGGTCAAAACGTTCGTGAAAATCGGAAAGGCGATGTCTGAAGATGGCATGGTCACCGGTGGTAATGAAGGCCAGCGTAGTGCGGCCGAAGTGCTCTATGGCAAATAAGAGAGGAAATGACAATGGCTGTTAAAGGCTTAACTGCGCTAACGCTGGCTGACTGGGGTAAGCGCGTCGATCCAAACGGGAAAGTCGATAAGATTATCGAGCTTCTCGGTCAAACTAACCCGATCCTTCAGGATATGCCTTTTGTCGAAGGGAACCTTCCTACCGGACACCGAACCACCATTCGTTCTGGTTTACCTTCAGCTACCTGGCGTTTGCTGAACTATGGCGTACAGCCAAGCAAATCAACCACAGTGCAGGTAACCGATTCCGTTGGCATGCTGGAAACCTATGCTGAAGTCGATAAGTCACTGGCTGATCTGAACGGCAATACCGCCGAATTCCGCCTGTCTGAAGACCGCGCATTTATTGAAGCGATGAATCAGCAGATGGCGCAGACGCTGTTTTATGGTGATTCCAGCGTTAACCCTCAGCAGTTTATGGGACTGTCCTCCCGCTATTCCAGCCTGTCTGCAGGTAATGCTCAGAACATCATTGATGCTGGTGGCACGGGTACAGATAACACCTCAATCTGGTTAGTGGTGTGGGGCGAAAACACCGTGCATGGCATCTTCCCGAAAGGGCAGAAGGCTGGCATTCAGATGGAAGATAAAGGCCAGGTGACACTGGAAGATGCTAATGGCGGCAAGTACGAAGGCTACCGTACCCATTACAAATGGGACAACGGACTTGCTCTGCGTGACTGGCGTTATGTTGTTCGCATTGCAAACATCGATGTCAGCAATCTTTCAGAACCTTCCTCTGCCGCAAATATTGCGAAGTTGATGGTTAAAGCACTGCATCGCATTCCAAATCGTGGCATGGGTCGCCCGGTGTTCTACATGAACCGCACTGTAGGCCAGGCTCTTGATCTGCAATCTCTGGAGAAAACATCTCTGGCGATCAGCGTAAAAGAGACAGAAGGCGAGTGGTGGACTTCATTCCGTGGTGTACCAATCCGTGAAACTGATGCGCTTCTGGAAACAGAAGCCCGCGTGGTGTAACGCCTGTTATTAACCTGTGGGTCGTAACAGACCCACTAATGGAGAAAGAAGATGATCACCGACAAACTGTTGATGTTCTCCGAAGCTCAGGCGGTTACGAATACCGCGGCTTCTACTGACGTAATCGATCTCGGTCCAATTGACGGAAAACGTCGTGATATCGGCGTGGGTTACCCGCTTGAGTTTTGGGCGCTGGTTAACACAGCCGCCGCGGCAAGCGGTGATGCAACTGTAAACATCCAGTTGCAGACGAGTGAGAATAACAGCTCATGGACCACTATTTATGATAGTGGCGCACTGGCAAAGACCGCCCTGACAGCAGGTAAACGAGTTGTTTCTGCAAAGGTGCCTGCCGGTGTTCAGCGATATCTGCGTGTTAACTACTCCGTCGCAACTGGCCCACTAACGGCTGGCGAATTCACTGCTGGTATCAGTCTTGATGTTGATGCCAATACGCCGTATCCGATCCGCTCAAAAGTAACTGGTTAAGGTGATATCGATGTCAGGTGAGAAACCAAGATACCGCGTTCTGCGCCTCTCTCATATCCATAACACTCTGTGGCCGGAGGGGGCAGAAATCGAATACGAAGGTGAGCCTGGTAGCGCACTGGAACCTGTTAACGATGCAGCCAGACAGGCAAAAGCAAAAGTTGCAGGAAAGGTGTCAATGGCAGCAACCAGCACCAAAATCATCAACGATGTGTCAGATGATGGTGAACTGGATAAGCTCCGTGAAGAGTACGAATTGCTCTTTAACGAGAAGCCACACCATAACGCTAAAGCCGAAACGCTCCGCGAGAAGATCGCAGATAAGCGTAAAGAACTAGGCGTGTAAGCCTCGCGAATCCGACAAGGGGCTTCGGCCCCTTTATTGCAGGAGTGTATATGGAACTCGTAAACCTCAAAACCGGCACTGACAGCTACCAGGATGAGAGCGGAGAAACCAGAACTCGCGATGAATACCCGTGGGGGCTGTGCATCACTCTTAATAACGACACATTGAATAAGCTGAAGGCGCAACCTCAGGGCGTCGGAACAGAAGTGATGATAACTGCAAAAGCTGTTATTCGAGGCCTGTCTGCCAGAGAAACTGACGATGGTGTTAATCGCAGCGCCGATCTGCAGATCACTGATATGGCGATCGCTCCTGTTTCCGGGGATGTAGAAAAATCAGCGGCTGAAACCCTGTACGGCAATGGGGGTGAGTAATGGCCTCTGTAGTAGAGATCTGCAATCGTGCGCTGTCCAATATTGGCAATAGCCGCAGTATTAACAGCCTGACGGAAGCCAGCAAGGAAGCGGGGGAATGTTCGCTGCACTTTGAGGCCTGCCGTGATGCTGTGCTTTCTGATTTTGACTGGAACTTTGCTACCAAACGCGTGGCGCTTGCAGATACGAGCAATCCACCGCCTGACTGGGAATATGCGTACCAGTACCCGTCCGATTGTCTGCGCATTACTGAAATTATGCTTCCTGGTGTACGCAATCCAACAGCAGCAATGCGCGTTCAGTACGAAGTTGGTGCAGACACCAACGGAACAGGAAAGTTGATCTACACAGACCAGCCGCAGGCATGGCTCAAGTATGTATCTCGCGTTTCAGATGTGAACATGTTTGATGCCATTTTTATGGAGGCGTTGGCCTGGCGTCTTGCGGCAGCCATTAACATGGCGCTGACTGGGAATGCAGACCTCGGTACGTTTGCCCTCAATATGTACAATCGCGTGATTCTTAGTGCTGGCTCGCATAGCCAGAATGAATCACAGGAACCACAGCCACCGGTTGACGAGTTTACCATTGCGAGGTTGTCCTGATGGCTATCAGTTGGATCCAGCCCAGCTTTGCCGGTGGTGAGATTGGACCGTCGTTGTACGGTCGTATCGACATGGCGAAGTACCAGGTGGCATTGCGCAAGTGCGATAACTTTATCGTGCGGCAGTATGGCGGCGTTGAGAATCGACCTGGTACGCGTTTTGTCGGTGCCGCCAAATACCCAAATCGGAAATGCCGCCTGATCCCGTTCCAGTTCTCGACGGTTCAGACCTATGCTCTGGAGTTCGGACACCAGTACATGCGCGTTATCAAAGATGGTGCGTTGGTGCTGAACAGCAGCAATGTTATTTATGAAATTGCCACGCCATATACTGAAGCCGATCTGTTCCGAATTAAATTCACGCAAAGCGCCGACGTGCTTACGCTGGTTCACCCGGCATACCCGCCGAAAGAGTTGCGCCGATATGCTCATGACAACTGGCAACTGGTTGATGTGGTAACGAAGAACGGGCCATTTGAAGATATCAATATTGACGAGTCAGTGACGGTTTATGCCAGCGCCAGCACCGGGACAATTACGTTAACGGCAAGCGCCTCTATTTTTGGCGCGGAGCAGGTAGGCAAATTGTTCTATCTGGAACAGCCTGCAGTGGATTCAGTGCCGGTATGGGAAACCAGTAAGAGTACGTCGATTGGCGATATTCGCCGTGCAGACAGTAACTACTATCGAGCCGTTACAGCAGGCAAAACAGGCACTTTGCGCCCTTCGCATACAGAAGGCACATCATGGGATGGCTGGGGCGGATCCGGTGATGATGATACTGGCATTGAGTGGGAGTATCTGCACAGTGGTTTTGGCATTGCCCGTATAACTGCTGTAAATGGCACTACTGCAACTGCTGAGGTGATTTCCTATATCCCTTCGCAGGTAGTTGGCGAGGATAATGCCAGCTATAAATGGGCTAAATATGCCTGGAACAGTGTTAATGGTTATCCTGGCACTGTTGTTTATTATCAACAGCGTCTTTACTTCGCCGCATCGACTGCGTTCCCTCAGACTATCTGGGCCAGCCGTACCGGGGATTATAAGGATTTTGGCAAAAGCAATCCTACGCAGGATGACGACAGAATTATCTACACCTATGCCGGGCGTCAGGTTAATGAGATCCGCCACCTGATTGATGTTGGTTCGCTGGTGGCGCTGACTTCCGGAGGTGAGTACGTCATCACCGGCGACCAGAACAAAGTGTTAACCCCATCATCATTTGCATTCAGCTCTCAGGGATCAAATGGCTCGAGCAATGTCCCACCAATTGCCGTGGCGAATATTGCTCTGTTCGTACAGGAGAAAGGCAGTGTTGTCCGTGATCTGGCCTACTCATTCGATGTTGACGGCTATCAGGGGAACGACCTTACTATCCTTGCCAATCATCTTTTTCAGAAGCACAGCATTGTTGACTGGTGCTTCTCTATTGTCCCTTACTCCAGCGCCTTCTGCATTCGTGATGACGGTAAATTACTGGTGATGACCTATTTGCGTGATCAACAGGTTTTTGCATGGGCACCACAGTCCAGTACCGGAAAATATGAAAGCACATGCAGTATCAGCGAAGGCAATGAAGATGCGGTGTATTTCGTCATTAACCGAACCGTTAACGGGCAAACAGTGAGATACATCGAGCGACTGTCCAGCCGTTTATTTACCAGCGATGAAGATGCTTTCTTTGTTGATTCTGGCCTTAGCTATGATGGAAGAAATACGTCTGACAGAACGATGACCATCACTGGTGGTTCTGGTGAATGGGATTACCGTGCAGAATATACAATCAGTGTTTCTGGTGGTGCGTACTTCACCAGTAGTGATGTCGGCGCGCAACTACAGTTCCCTTATACCGGAACTGATCCTGGTACTGGCGATGAAGTGTCAAAAGAATTACGTTGCGACATTATTTCTGTAACCAGCAATACCGCTGTAGTGGTTCGTGCTAACAGGAACGTCCCGCCATCCCTCAGGAATGTGGCCACCACGAACTGGCAGATGGCGCGCCGGACATTTGGAGGCCTGTCTCATCTTGAAGGCCAGACCGTAAACATTCTCTCTGATGCGAACGTGGAACCACAGAAAGTGGTTTCCAGAGGTGCCGTCACGCTGGAATCTCCGGGGGCTGTAGTGCACATCGGCCTGCCAATAACTGCTGAATTCGAAACACTGGATATCAACATTAACGGACAGGAAACGCTGCTGGACAAAAAACAGGTGATCCCCTCCGTTACTCTGGTTGTGAATGCCAGTCGCGGCATCTGGGCGACTACGCCCGGCGGTAAATGGTACGAATATCCACAGCGTGAATTCGAGTTCTACGATGATCCTGTTGATGATGCTACCGGAAAAGTAGAAGTGAAACTGGACAGTAACTGGGGCAAAAACGGACGTGTAAAAATCCGTCAGCTTGATCCGTTGCCGCTGTCTGTTCTTGCCGTTATTCCTCGCCTTACTGTTGGGGGATTCTGATGATCTATGTTCAAATTATTCCCGCAACCGAAGAGCATCTTCAGATGATTTTGCCGGATGTTCGTCAGGCTGATATTGACGAACTGTATGCGGTATCACTGATGACTACCGAAGATGCGCTGCGTGTTGGTCTGCGTACTGCGACTATGGCCTGGTCAGGATTTGCGAACGGAGAACTGGTAACCATGTTTGGCGTATCTCCGGCGTCAATGATCGGTGGCAATGGTACGCCCTGGCTGGTCGGAACCAGCCGTATCGAAAAATATCAGAAGACATTTCTTCGCCACTGCCGCCCTGTATTGCAGCAGATGCTGGCAGTTTATCCGCGCCTGGAAAACTATGTCGACGAGCGAAACCATGTTGCCAAAGCATGGCTGCACTGGCTTGGATTCAGGCTTGAAGAAGCCGCGCCTTATGGTGCTCTTGGTCTTAATTTCCACAGATTTCACATGGAGAGAAAATAATGTGCGATCCGGTTATTGCTGGTGGCGCAATGCTCGCCATGAGTGGCATTCAGGCATACACCCAGTACCAACAGGGAAAGTATGCCTCGAAGGTTGCAGAAGCGAACGCAGATATAGCCACAGCTCAGGCAAATGATGCAATAAACAGAGGTAACGCTGAAGCTGAGCAACGGCGCAGAGAGACCCGACAGCGGCTTGGTACACAGGCGGCGACAATGGGGGCGACCGGCGCCGATTTATCTACCGGTAACGCGCTGGATATATTTGGCGACACAGCTCAGTTTGGCGCTCTTGATTCTCTGACGACGGTGAATAATGCGCAACGCGAGGCTTACGGTTATCAGATGCAGGCTGCTAACTATAAAGCAGAAGCCAGTTCAGCCCGTAAACAGGGGAATGTGGGAGCAGCAACAACATTGCTCACTGCGCCTCTGAAGGCATACGGTGCGTACCAGATGTTTGGTGGGACGTGGAGTCCGTTTACTCAAAGCACTCCTGCGCCAATCGGGGCAGCAGCAGGAACCAGATTACCCGGAGGATTATAATGCCAGTCGTACCAACAGTATCCGGACGTCAGGTTGAGAGCCGTGGAGTTCAGTCAGCAGGCTTGCAGACGTTTTCTCAGCCAGGTATTGGTGATGCTTTTGTTCTGGCAGGGGAAGAGGCAATTGATGTTTTTGGGCAGGCAAAACAGCGTGCCAATATTGCCTTGGCTCAGGAGGCATCTCTTAACCTCAGTCAGATAAGCAGTGATTTGCTGAATAATCCTGAAACAGGATTGCTTAACCTGAAAGGGAAAAATGCTATTGGAAAAGGCCATGAGTATACGCAGCAGTTTGATGCTCAGGTCGAACAATTGGCTATGTCGCTGCCGGATGAACAGGCTCGTAATGCTTTCATGCAGCAGGCGCAGCAGCAGCGCATTCAGTTCACTACGCAGGCCGGGCGGCACGAGATAGGGCAAATAAATGCCTACGAAGAAGGCCAGTTTCAGGCGACGCTGCTGAACAATGGTAAAAATGCCGCAGCATTGTATGGCGACAACGCCGCATACGTATTGGCTAATAAGCAAACTTTCCAGCAAATTGAGGATTACGGCATTGCGCATGGCTGGAGCGACGAGCAAATCCAGGCCAAGAAAATCGAGTTTAAAGAGAAGGTTGCTGATGCCGCATTGTCCCAGTGGTCGGCAAACAATGCGACCGCATTCATCCAAAGTAATGGCGAGTTAAGTGATACTGCTGCTGGAGCTCGCCGTGCTGTAGCAGATAGTGACTCTTCCGAGCGTGCCCGTGGCATACGCAACAATAACCCAGGAAATCTCGAATACAGCAAAACTAATCCGTGGGTAGGCCAGACCGGTGATGATGGTCGATTTGCTAAATTCGAAACACCTGAACACGGGATTCGTGCATTAGGGCGGAACCTGATGTCGTATCAGAGGCAGGGTATTGATACCGTCAGCGAGATAATTAATCGCTGGGCACCGCCTGCTGATAAAAATGACACTATGTCGTATATCAAAGCAGTGTGCGAACAACTTGGCGTTTCTGCTGATGAGCCTCTCGATGCATCTAATCCTGATACCCTGAAGGCGCTTTGTGCAGCCATTATCCATCATGAGAACGGTAGCCAGCCATACAGTGATCAGCAGTTAACTGCTGGTGTCAGTGCAGCACTTGGTTTATCAACAATTCCAACCAACACCAAACGCTATACCGGTAATGCAGCATTCGATGCGGCATCTCCTGAGGCGCAGGCAAGTTTTATGCGACAGGCGGATCAACTGCGTCGGCAGCAGCAGGCTGAATATAAAACGATGATTGACAGCCAGGTTCGCGATGCGACAGCTGCGTATATGCGTGGCGTTGAATTTCCTAACCCACCTGGTGAGGCTGATTTTATTGCAGCTTATGGAGTAAGAGAAGGAAACCTGCGATATACCGAGTTCAGAAATACGCAAATCGCCGGACAGTATATAGGCTCTTTCCGCAACATGCCGACAAGCAGCATTACAGCATATGTTGAGCAATTACGCCCGGATACTGGTGAGACAGGGGAGGGTTATGCGGCACGAGCCGCTCTTTATGACAACGTTGTGTCGGCTGCAAGTCAGGTGATAAAGCAGCGACAGGCTGATCCTGTACAGTTCTCTCTTGCCGCCGGACAGGCAAAGCCTATCGACATGAGCAATAAGGATAACTTTGGACAGAGCGTTGCCTTGCGTGCTGCTCAGGTCAGTGACCTTGCTAAGTCATATGGCACTCCACTGACGTTCTTTTCCAAAGACGAGGCCAATCAGATCGGTGTTTTCTTTCGTGATGCGCCCGTTTCCCAACAGGCAGCATATCTCGATACCATCAGGCAGAGCACTGGTGGTGGGCAGGTGTATATGTCAGCACTACAGCAGATCAGTGCCAACGCTCCATCTGCTGCCGTTGCCGGGATACTGATGGATAAGCCAGGTGGTATTTTGGCAGAAAAAAACTGGTTTAATCCGGATGTTTCCGTGTCTCCAGAAACCGCTGCGCAGACAATTCTTGCTGGCGCGGCGGCTCGTAAAGGTACTGATGACGAGAAAGGTATTCCGATGCCTAAAGATGCTGATCTTCGCCTTGAGTTTTCTGACATGGTGAAGAATGCATTTGCTGGTGATGCTCAGGGGGCATCAATGGCATACGAGATCGCAAAGGACTATTACGCTGGTGTGATGGCGAAAAAAGGCGTGGTATCAGGCGAAATTGACAATGATATCTGGAAACAGGCTGTTAACGTAGCTACAGGTGGCGTGCATGACTATAACGGAATGGGGAATGTTCTTTTGCCGTGGGGAATGTCTGCAGAGCAATTCGATAAGCAGGTTAATCAGGCTTGGAATGAACAAGTTGTTGGCACAGGGATAAAAACACCGCCTGGTCAGTATGGTTTGCAAAGTTACGGCGATAGTCAGTACCTGGTGAAACTTGGTACTGGTTATCTGCTAAAAGATGATGGTTCTCCCGTTGTTCTTGATCTGACACAGAAGCGTCAGAGATTCTCCGGAGATATTCCGCAATGAGTTACTTTGGCCTTAATCCAGTAAACCAGAATCAGCAGCTTGACGAAGCAGCATCAAATCCAGTTGGCTTTAACAGCGATGTTGGTTTTTTCGACAATGCTGTAGGAGCGGCATTGTCTGGTTTGTACTCCGGGCTGGTGGCAAAGCCAGATCAGTTGCTATGGGCAGGGATGGATAAAATCGTATCCCCGATTGCTCAGCTTGTTAACGAAAACACCTCGCTCAATGACACTTCAGTTTCATACATTGCTGAGCAGAGAAAACTAGCAGAGCAGCAGGTTAAGCGGCTGACGCCTGATGCCGCGACAACCGGAACCGCCGGGCAGGTCCTTTATGGGTTGTTCGATATGGGCGGGCAGGCTGTTGTCGGTACAACGCTCGGTGGTCCGGTCGGAGGTGCTGCGGCGGTAACTTCTCTACAGGGTTTTTCTGAGTTTGAACGGTTGACAGCACAGGGTGTTGATTTCAGGACGGCGCAGGAAGCGGGATTAGTGCAGGGTATTACTGCTGGTGCCGGAACACTGATCCCTATGAGCCTCGGGTTACGTGCTGGTGGTGCGCTGGCGGAAGGTGTGGCGGCTCAGCTTGCGCGGACGGGTGAAAGTTCAGTGCGACGCGCCGCAGCAACAGCAGTACGTGCAACGCCAGATATTGCCTATGCCGCAGGTACAAATATTGCGTTCGGTATGGCACAGCGTGGGCTTACTGCAAAAACGCTTCGTGATGGTGGCTATAGCGAAATGGCTAACCAGTATGATGTGTTGGATCGACAGGCAATTGCTATTGATGCTGTTCTTGGGGTGGCGTTTGGTGGTGTCGGCAGATTTATTAACTCTCGCGGCGAGTCTACAAGCGCACCAAATTTTTCACCAGTTGATATTGATGCTGCACTGGCGGCGAATGCCGCTCATCATGCTGAAATTGATATTGCTCCCGGCGTTCCGATCAACGTGCTTTCGCGTAATTCGCACATTCAGGCTCTGCGAAAAGCCATGTCTGATGTTAGCCAGGGGAGACCTGTAGACGTTGCCAGCATTGTTGAGTCTGCATCTTTCAGTGAAATTCCTGGGCGCAAGAGTCTGCTGTCTCAGGCAGTTAATGAGGCTCTGTCATCTGTAGATGATGGAGTAACGGCGCGCGCTATAGAAAATCGGTTGCTTGAAGAACAGGCCGCGCAGCTTTTGTCGCGTGGCGATAGAAAGGTTTACCAGTCTGAAATCGCTAATAGCCAACGAATTATTGAAAATCTCACTGAACAGCGCGCACAAATTCTTGCAGAAGAGCCAACCGGTAGCGGTAAGGCTTTATCTCGTGCTCGATCAGATAAACAGGCCAGACTTCGCGATATTGACCAACGAATCCGGCAGGCACAAGAACGCCTGGAATTTTCTCGTAACGCGTTGGCGCCGCACGAGCCTGGAGGTCAGTTTTTTGAAGCTCGAGCAGAACTGGCACGACGACAGCAGGCAGAAAGTGAACTTAATGCTCAGGCTGTTTCATTCTATAAAACAGCAGAGGTCAGGACGCCAGAAGAAGTAGCTCCTTTTGAGCCCGGTAAGATATTGCAACAGACAGAACAAAAAATGATGGCAGATCCGGCAGGAGATATTGATCTGCGTATAGCTGAAGACTCGCTGCTTGAATCACCTGACATGATAATCACCGTGCTGGATGATGATGGTAATCCACAATCGCGCAGTGCGCGTGAAGTACTGGATGAAGCGAACAGGGAAAGTGAGCAGGCAATACAGGATTCCAGCCTGTTTGATGTTGCTGTGGCGTGTTTCTTGAGAGGTTAAATTAAATGAGACAGGAATGTATACAAGCGGTCCAGCAGGCGGCGCAGCGCACGTTAACGGCGCGAGAAATACAGAACATTGAAGACCGCATTTATCGAAATATGCGCTCCATTGCTCGTGATGACCCGATGTCGTGGCGACAACTTTCCGAATCAGAGCGGCTGTATCGTGCAGCACAATTGGCATCTGAAGAATTACAGCGAGAAGCGGCATTAAAGAAACGTCGTGTGGCCCTCACTATAGCCGCACGTCAGAGATTGGATAAATTTATCAATAGCTATCAAGGGGCTGATGGGAAACTTGGCGCTCTTAACCGTACTATTGCTTTTAATGCAGACGGTAAATCGAATTTCCTCTCTGTTGAATCCAGAACAAAAGCCACCCGTGATTATGCATTGAGTCAATTGCAGGAGGCATTCGAAGCAGTTGATCCTCGCTTTTTTGGTCTGTTTGAAGATGAAGCGGGCGTACGTGACCTGGTATATGAAATGCGGGGGCAAAATACTGGCAATGCTAAAGCAAGAAAAGGTGCTAAGGCGTGGAGAGAAGTGACAGAGCTACTGCGCCGCCGGTTTAATGATGCTGGTGGGGACATTGGCTATCTCGAAAACTGGGGGATCCCTCAACATCATTCTATGGAAAAGGTTGGGGCGGTATCAAAAGATAAATGGGTTAGCGATGTTATAGGTAAGCTGGATCGCAAATATTATACCCGAGCCGATGGACAACTGATGAACGATGCCGAGTTGTCTGCATTTCTTGGAGAGGCTTATAACACGATCGCTACTGGTGGGCTGAATAAGCTTACTGATACCGGAATGCGAATTTCCGGCGCACGTGCTAACCGTGGTAATGCATCACGACAGATACATTTCAAAGATGCAGATTCCTATCTGCAATATCAGCAACTTTATGGCGATCGCTCTCTATGGGAAATCATGGTCGGTCACCTGGAAGGTATCAGTAAAGATATTGCACTGGTGGAAACATATGGTCCAAACCCCGATCATGTTTTCCGCTCTCTTCTTGATCAGGTGAAGGCAGAAACGGCAACAGCTAACCCGAGTAAAACCGGTAAAGTCGAGCGGCTGGCGAACAACACAGAGAATCTGTACAACTTTATTTCCGGAAAGACACAGCCTGTAGCGAATCCGCACATCGCGCGATGGTCTGACAATATCCGCAACTGGCTGGTTGCCAGCAGACTCGGATCCGCGTTGCTGTCATCGTTCTCTGATCTTGGAACCATGTATCTGTCTGCGAAGGTTACCAACCTTCCAATGAACCAGTTATTCCGCAACCAGCTTGAAGCTATGGACCCAACGAACCGTACAGAACTTGCGCGGGCGCGCCGCGCTGGTCTGGCGATGGAATCTCTACTTGGCAGCGTTAACCGCTGGGCGATGGATAATATGGGGCCGTCTGTGTCTCGTTGGGCTGCAACGGCGGTAATGCGTGCCAGTGGGCTTACAGCATGGTCAGATGCGCACAAGCGCGCCTATGGCGTAACCATGATGGGAAGCCTGGGAGAAGTAGTGTCACGGACACCAGACCTTCGTCGCCTCGATGACTCTGATTTTCGTATCCTGAAAAGCAAAGGGATTACTGACACAGACTGGAGCGTATGGAAGTTGGCGCAACAGGAGGACTGGGGGAACGGTAATAATACGATGCTGACACCGGAAAGCATTATGCGTATCCCTGATTCAGCAGTTAAACATCTTGGTGAGCCTGAACGCGTGAAATTTGAGGCAATGCGTAAACTGCTCGGTGCCGTAACTGAAGAAGTTGATATGGCTGTTATTACACCGGGAGCACGTGAGCAACTGATAACCGGTTCTGGTATTCAGCGTGGAACATGGAAAGGTGAATTAACGAGAAGTGTTTTCCTGTTTAAATCGTTCCCTATCTCGGTTGTTATGCGTCACTGGTCACGCGCTATGGGTATGCCGTCTGCTGGTGGGCGTGCGGCATATATTGCGACGTTTATTGCCAGTACGACCATTCTTGGCGCTTTGTCGCAACAACTTAACGACCTTGCGTCTGGTCGTAATCCTCGAGAGATGACAGGAGAAGATGCCGCAAAATTCTGGCTTGGTGCTCTACTGAAAGGTGGTGGTCTTGGCCTTTACGGTGACTTTTTATTGTCAGATCACACTAGGTACGGAAGCGGCGCGCTGGCGTCGATGCTTGGCCCGGTAGCTGGTCTAGTTGATGACGTAGTGAAGATTGCTCAGGGCATACCGTTAAATGCTGTGGAAGGGAAGAGTGAGCAGACTGGTGGTGATCTGGTGAAGCTGGGGAAAGGTTTGATGCCTGGTGCGAATCTCTGGTACTTGAAGGCGGCTCTCGATCACATGATCTTTAACCAGATGCAGGAGTATTTTTCACCAGGCTATTTGCGTAAAATGGAGCAACGTTCGAAGAAAGAGTTTAACCAGACATACTGGTGGCGACCTCAGGATGTCACTCCGCAATAAGGAAGTGTTGTGTTTTTAATTATTTTGAGTGTGATAATTTCTGGTGTATTGTTATTTATTGACCGCTACAAATATTTTCTTAACCCTCAGACTCAAGCTATTTGCTGGTTCATCTTTGTTGTGCAGGGAGTAGTTCTTGTTGCAAGCCTTATTGAGGGGAGGCCTCTTATTTTTACTGGGTAAATAGGTGACTACATGCAAGCTATAGGATTCATTGTTTATATCGTCGTTGGTCTTTTTCAGTTGGCAGCAATTATGGCTGGGCTTGAATCATGGTGGGGATTGCACTGGATAATTGCAGCCCCCATTGCTTTCATCGTGAGCTATATTCCATTTGTTGGAGCGATTGTTGGTATGGTTGGCGCTGTGGATGTATGGCGGTGGGAGTGGTGGCAGGCTGGCCTTCTCTTCTTTGGTGGGATCATCTTTGCTATTGTCTGCGGTGGAATGTCATCATTTTTCGAATGGCTATCATTCAGAAAAGGGACGTGACATGTCACAGGCCGCTTTCGCGGCCTTGTTTTTAACGAATGCCACCGCCACCCGGGCGGGAATCCGCAGAACGCCCACCGCAGCGGGAGCCGTCAGCGGCAGTATCGCTGTCGTGCTGACAACGACCGGCAAAGGCCTGAGTTGAAGCTACCAGAGACAACAAAACGAACAGTGCAGCAAATGCTTTTTTCATTGTGAAATTTCCATCTATAAGCCACCTCAATGTGGCGTCAATGAGTGTAGCACTGGCTTTTGTTTCGTCCACAAAAAAGCCCGCAGCGCGGGCTATTCTTTTTTGCTATTTCTTTGATATATATTTCTTCCATTTTTGGTAACACGAATAACGTGCCCCCTGGATTCTACTTTGTTATTTGTTGCTTTATATACTTCAAAATCAAACCATGATATATAACTTATTTCGTCAATAGACACCATGATCTCAAGTCCTGGCACTTTCTTTCTGCTAATTCCTCTTATTGCTGCAGTCCGCTTGACCTGTATTTCTCCTGGATAAGCATTAGTGAATGTGACAGATAAGTTGTCTTTGTTCCTGTATCCTGACATTAAAGGAACAAAAGATATGTGCTGATGCGGACCCTGATTTTCCGTTGGTTCACCAGAACCATTTATTATTCCAACATACACTTTGTTTGATGATAAAGTAATCAGCATTGGTCGTTTAGGATCCGATTCAATAGCATCAAGCAATAGTAAGTCTAAAGAACCTTGCGAGTAAGTTTTTCGCAGTACTCTGGCCTTCATTGCCTCTGTTTTTTGCTCATAAATATCACGTTTATAAAAACAACCAAGAAGAAAATCTTTCACCCACACAACAGACACATAACACAAAGAGAAGCAAATGGATGTGGCTGAGAGAAGAAGCAGCCACATGTAAATTCTATCTGTTTCTGGTTTTGACGTTACATTAAAAGTTTCCACCATATCGTGAACTAGGTGAAAATCAGGATATTTATATTTTATAAATGCGGCAATTATTACCGAAGCAACAAGGCAATATGTACCTAATGCAGCTACTTTCATATAAAGAAGCTGGCCTTCATGTCGGTATAAACGGAAATAATGATACTGGTTAGCGGTTATCATAATATAACCACTAACCAGAATGGGGATAATTAGAAGAGCTAACAACACTATTTCCTTACAGTGGCAAGATCCTGTTTAACGATTGCAGCAGCGAGACGACGCATCTCCTTAACCTCAGGAAGCTCAGAAATTTGCTGTGATGAGATATACACACCACCACGCTTGTTAACCTGCGCTGACGCCGGAACTTCTGCATTTTTTGCCTGAGGGCTGGGTGCATTATCCCTCGTTTTTGTACGAGCGAACCAAAATCCCATATCTCCTCCTCATGTAAACACATGGTTTACCTTTAAGGTAATAGTACGCTATTCACCCCCGGTCTGCAATCTGTACAGAATTATTTAAAGGCACATCCCTGTGCCGCCGTTCTGTCAGAAGAACCCTGCCTTGTCGTTGATGTACTCCGCGTGCGTCTGGATATCACGCAGGCATTTGCTCACACCGACGATGTAGCAGAACATGGTAGTCAGCTCCGCCGCCGCGCCCGATACGTCATGCCCGTCTTCCTGTAACTGGTTCAGCAAATTCATCAGCAGTGAGTTCTCCGTCAGGCCGAGAACACCAGACGGCGAATGAATCAGGCTGCGGTAGCCGGGCTTCAGTGGGGCGCTGTAGGTTTTGTTCTCTATCTTCATTGCCTGCATCACTGCTGATGCTGTGGCGTTTGCAACCTGGTCGGCAACCATCTTTATGCGTTCTTCCTGCGGGAGCGAGTTTTTAATGTAACTTCCGGTGCGGCGGATCTGAGGAAGAACCTCACCTGTAACCCATTTGCGAAAGCGGTAGGGGATAGTGCCTGGTGTTACTGCATCGCGGCAGCGGAGGATCAGTGTGTAGAGGCCTGACTCGTTGATAATATTGGTTTCGCCTTGACGGCCTAAGTTAAATTTAGCCCTTTCATCATCATCAAGAGATTTTATTGACATAGTGGGGTTTGTCAGTTGAAGAGCTTTAATAACGTCTTTGGCAACAAACCAAGGATTTCCATCAATAACAATGGCTCGAATGGTTGCTTCTGATTCAAAATGAAAAACAGATGGGGTTACGTTAGCAGTCATAGTGATCACCTTTGTAGTTAGGTTAATCACCACTACCGACGCCAATCGGTTGGTGGTGAACTGTGCAGGGTTGGCGTAACCGGCTACAAAGGACCCGGCGCACCTTTCGGTGCCCCCACACAGCCCACCATAGAATAGGTGCGCTTTACACATAAAAAAAACCGCTTATGCGGCATATGTGCCTCTGTAGTAACTCGGGACGCCAATCCCGGCACTGGATTTTGCCAGTGCCCGATTACTATGGCACAAGAGGAGTGCGATGTAAATTTACCGCAAAGGTAAATATAAGCACTCCACTTGGCAATTGCAAACCTTATCTGGTTTGTTTTCGTAATTGTTCGGCACAATAGTCGAGATGTGTTTGCAGATCCCGCATAGACATCTGTGAGCTGGTGACGTAGTTAATCAGTGCAGTCAGTTCGGCAAGTGGGCCATCGACATTAAATCCATCCTTATCGAGATCCCGGAGTAATTTCATCAAGTGCGATCCCTCCACCAGTGACCTGACGCCTCCCGGCGTGTGAATCCTTTCGGTAAATCCGTCTTCCAGTGGATAGTGATACTGCTGCATCTTATCTTCTCCATGCAATAACTGTATATTTATACAGTATCAAATAATTTGTTTGCTATCCAGCACGTTTTGCAAATTACCTGAAAGGTAATATCTATTCGTATTTACAGTCTTTCTATCCATATGTGGTTTTACAGGTAATAGAATAACCAGATATGCGGCGCAACGGGTGCTGCGACTATCTGGAGATTTAACATGACGGTCTCAACCGAAGTTGACCACAACGAATACACCGGTAACGGCGTTACGACATCATTTCCGTATACCTTCCGTATTTTCAAAAAAACCGACCTGGTTGTTCAGGTGTCTGACCTGAACGGGAACGTAACAGAATTGGTTCTGGATACCGGTTATAAGGTAACTGGAGCGGGCACTTATAGTGGCGGTGAAGTGGTTCTCCCGTCGCCGCTTGCTGCTGGCTGGCGAATTACGATAGAGCGTGTGCTTGATGTGGTGCAGGAGACTGATCTTCGCAATCAGGGAAAATTTTTCCCCGAAGTTCATGAAGATGCATTTGACTACCTGACGATGCTGATCCAGCGATGTTTTGGGTGGTTCAGACGTGCATTGATGAAACCATCTTTGCTTGCAAAATATTACGATGCAAAGCAAAACAAAATTTCTAACCTTGCAGATCCATCATTTGAGCAGGACGCTGTAAATAATCGCTCAATGCGTAATTATGTCGATGCTGCAATCGCCGGGGTTGTTGGTGGTTTTGGTTGGTTTATACCGTCAGGAAGCGGGGCAAGACAACGAACATTTCAAAGCAAAATGAGGGATATAATTTCTCCTTGTGATTACGAAGATAATATTTTTATGATTAAGGAGTTGATATCCAAAGGCAAAAATGCCGCTGTTTTTAACTCATATTATACTTTTGTTATTACTGTTGGCGAATGGGGTGATTACCCTACACTCAAAGATGCAATCATTGCAGCCCAGTCAATGAGACCTATGTGGGATGGTGGTAATGCTTTCTGCGAAATAAGAATTAAGACCGGGCATATTATCAACTATCAAATTGAATTCAGTTCAGGTGTTGATTTGTCTTGGATTAAAATAACATCAGAAGACTCAGTGGTTTTCTCTGACACTCGTTTGTTTACTAAAATCGTTAGAACGTATTACGAATACAAGTATTTATTTTACATTTGCGATGCAGCAAAAAGTCCTGTATTTGCTATTCAGATCGAAGAAAATAGAGATGATAGCGATGTTTGTGCATTTATTGTAACTCAAAAAGCTGAACTTAATTTCTATCCGTATTCAGGTGCTCGAAAGTTCTACGTTGGAATTCATGGTAGTTTTGGTGCAAAAATTAGTGCATATCATACCGGATGTGCTCCTGATGAGGAAAGTGTTGCTGCATATATGCCAGAAGGGTATTACGTATGTGATTTTTCTTATAGCAGATACTCTTCCCTGCAACTGGTAAATAATGTCAAGGCATCAATGCCTGTAAGCAAGTTTGAACGGTGCACAGAGAGTACGGTTGCGTCAGTTAATTGTATTTATAATGTTAAAGCAGATTTTCAGGGGTCAAGTGCAAGCTATTGTTATATAGGATGGAATGTAAGAGATGGTTCAAATGTTAATATACGCGACCATAAAACTATACATTGCTCATATCGTGGATTAACCTGCATTCATACAGCATATGTTGATGCAAGACGACATGACGTTGAAGAAAGTGATGCAGAAACAAGTGGTAAAGTCCTTGAACCAAATATTGAAAAAGGTTTTTATGGATGTGCACTTGGTGTGCGTATTGATGGTGCGGGTTGCGTTGATGTTGCTGGTAATGATATGCGCAATTGTGGAACAGCCGTTAATGCAGACACTGGTGCTGTTATTTCAGGAAAGGCTGTAGATATCTCAGGGGCTGAGCTGGGATTTGATTGCCATGCAGGAGCATCTGTTAATTTTCCAAGGCTATGGGGTACAGATATAAAAAAATTAATGCACCTCCAAGATGGTGTAAGGTTTAACTCTAATATTTGTCATGTATTTGGTGCAAATCCCACAAAAGATATTAGATGGATTGATGTAGAGAGATCTGAAGCTTCTTTTATGAATGCAACGCTGGATGCAGATTCAGGATTTATTGCCGACTGTGGTAGTAGGATAACCATTGAAGGAAGTAAAGTTAAAAACCAAACAATAAGAAGTTTTTTTGGATCATATGTGGCTATAAATAATACTGTTGCTGACAGAACTTATTCAGATATAGCCGATGTTCCGCAGTTGACTATTAGTGGAGGATCTTTTATTTCTGCTACAGGATATTCTAATTCTGACTCCAGCCCTCTGAGGTTGAGCACAACACGAAATACACTTGGCGTTGGAGGAGCCATATTTTCAACCAATGGGGAAGTTTCATGATTAAGAGCATTGATGTCACTCCATTTCTTCACTCGCTTTGCGCTTTTGTGGCTCAGGTACTGGTTGGTATTTTTACCGGAAACTGGGCTTACGGGGCGATAGCCGGTTGTACGTTCTTCATTGCGCGTGAACACACCCAGGCAGAATATCGCTGGATAGAAAAGTTTGGGAAAGGGAAACGTATCAACATGCCGTGGTGGGGAGGTTTTGATCCACGCGTGTGGGATGTGGGAAGTCTGTTGGATTTTGCTGTTCCTGTTGTTTTTTGTTTTTGTGTTTATTTCTCTATTTGACTGCTACCGCGCCATTAAATGGTGCGGTATTCAACCTGCTCTTCACTGTTTGTTTCTTCAGAGTCATGTAAAAGGTGAGCTTTATTCTCGGCATGAAAAACAGGGAATTGACGATGTTAAAGTAACAAAAAACCATAAATGGTTTATTATGCGTAATGCTTTACTGTTCAGGAGGTTGTTATGCATATAAACGGTGGAAAACATGTCAGCTCAACTAACCAGTGAAACTTTAAATCAGTGGCTTAGCATGAGTTCTCTGGCGGCGGTGATAGCAGGAGTTCCTCCTGAGGTTGCTTTGGGTGCTTTGGCTGGAGCGGTAATTTTTGTTACCTCTGCAGTAGAGTACCCCATCCGTCGCCGGGTGCTCCTGTCGATGCTCAGCTTTCTTTGCGGCCTTCTCTTTTACAAACCAGCAGCATCAATTCTTATCGGCATAGCCAGCCTGATCCCTACCATCACGCAGGACTCTTTTGAAAAAGGGATTGTTTTCTCTGCAGGCGCATTCGTGTCAGCAATTGTCGCTGTGCGTATTGGTATATGGCTCTATCACCGTTCCGATAATCCACGCGAGTTAATTCCGGGGAGAAAAGACGATGGTAACGCATGAGTTTTTTTTGCTTATCACCAATGCAGTTATTTGCACTGGCATAGCAATTCGCGTTGTCACATTCCGGCGTAACGGCTCTCAACACCGAAGGTGGGGAGGATGGCTTGCTTATTTCCTGATTGTTGCTGCGGCCAGTATTCCTGTTCGTGTCGCCTATGCAATCTGGTTACGTACGCCAATGGCTGTGGATTTATCTGAGGTCATTATCAACGCTGTCATGCTAGCTGCGGTTATTAAAACGCGCGGTAACGTCGTTCAAATTTTCAAAGTATCGAGGTCTAAACATGGAGATTAAACAATTCCAGCGAGCTGCTGGTATCAGCGAGGCACTGGCCGCACGCTGGTTCTCGCATATAACTTCTGCGATGAAAGAGTTTGGTATCAGCAAACCAGAAGATCAGGCTATGTTTATTGCTCAGGTCGGGCATGAGTCTGGAGGCTTCACCCGGTTGCAGGAGAATTTCAACTACAGCGTCAGCGGACTGGCTAACTTTGTTCGGGCTGGGCGTCTCACTCAGGGACAGGCCAACGCATTGGGGCGACGTGCAGGCGAACCACCATTGCCACTTGAGCGCCAGAGAGCGATTGCCAATCTGGTGTACAGCAAACGCATGGGGAACAATGCCCCTGGTGATGGCTGGAACTACCGTGGGCGCGGGCTTATCCAGGTTACCGGTTTGAATAACTATCGTGACTGTGGAAACGGTCTTAAGGTTGACCTGCTGGAGAGTCCTGAACTGCTGGCGCAGGACGAATACGCGGCTCGTAGCGCGGCGTGGTTCTTTGCCAGCAAAGGATGCATGAAGTATACCGGCGATATTGCACGTGTAACTCTGATTATCAATGGTGGCCGGAACGGCATCGACGACCGGCGCGCGCGATACATCAATGCCAGTAAGGTGCTGGCGGTATGATCTGGGCATTCGTAAAAGCATACCGGAAACAGTTGATTATCATGGCGGTGCTTGCTGTTCTGGTCATATCAGGAGTTGTTGCCTGGAGTGTACACGGCAGTCGTCAGTACGACGCCGGGTATGCGCAGGCGAAAGAAGACCGCAAAACCGAAGATGAGAGAATTCGTCAGCACTACGAACAGGAGAAAGCGATCAATGAACGTGAAGCGCAGCAGAGGATCGACCAGGCGCGCAATGATGCTCTTGATGCTGCCGCTCGCGCTGGCCGGTTGCAGCAACAGCTCGTTGCCATCCGTGAGCAGCTCAGGCAGTATAACGCCATTGTCGGCGCTGGGACGTCAGCCGCAGACACCGGAGTTTTGCTTGCCGACGTGCTCAGTAAATCTCTCGAGAGAAACAGACAACTGGCAGAGTATGCTGACCGGGCAGCCGAAGCCGGAAGAGTCTGTGAAAAACAGTACGACACCCTGACCAGATAGCATGGCATTTTTCATGGTACTGATTTCCGGTGACGGTATATAAAACGGTACGATAAAAATTGAGATTTGGAAAAATGTTATCACTCAATTGGTTATGGTTATCGTAAATAATTGAGTGGGAATGATTTGACCCTGCACTATGAATGAACAAAACCCTCTGTTACTACAGAGGGTTTTTTGTGCACAGAAAACCCCCAGCTAG